CCTTCTGGATGATCAACTTCTCCAAGGACACTGTATCCTCCAGTAATTTGATCATTGAGAGTTTTGACAGCCCTGCCTATTTCATTTACAGGATACACTCGCTGATTAGCATTGCGAACGCCACCTTGGATCATAATACCTTTTAAATAAAGGTCTTTTCCTTCGTTGGCATTCTCAAGTACTATATTAGCTTGGTCGAATGTCAAATGCTCTTGTAGGTTTTTCATCAATCAGTCCTTAACCTTGCTTACTTTGCTCTAGATGATACTTTGTTTAAAGTACTACCTGCGGCTTTGTCAGCAGTTTCGCCAGCGCCTTTTTTCTCTGCGCCGTGCCCTGCAGGAACAGTTTTACCTGCTTTTGCAGCCTTGCCACCAGGAACGTTAACGTTACCAGTACCAATGTCTTTTGCGTTTTGGTCGTTTAAAGCACTGCCTGCAATTTTCTTGCCTGCGCCTGTTTCTGAACTAGCATCTGAGCCAGCCTGATTCAAGTTACCTGCTGTGCCGCCCATGTTGTTTGGCTTTGCAACTGTTGATGTATTGTTTACACCATTGTCGCCCATTGTAGCTGATACTTTTTCTACATACTCACGCATTTGTTCGCTTGCGCTTTTTGCTGATTCATAATGCTCGTCAGCTGCTTCTTTGCCGTGTTTTTTAGCAAATTCTGCTTTTGACATTTTTTCTGAATCACCAATTAGTGCATCTTTCATTTTGCCTTCATCAAGATCTTCATCTGACTCTTCAACTTCTTCGTCTGCTGATTCATATGTAAACGCTTCTTCTTCTGGCTCTTCTTCGCCTTCGTCGTCGCCCATGTCATCCATGTCGTCGCCTTCGTCGTCGCCAGCCATCATTTTTTCAAATTCAGCTTTTAGGTCGTCTAGCGCATCTTCTAGGTCTTCTACACGATCTTCAACATCGCCTTCTTCACCTTCGTCTTCGTCGCCTTCTTCACCTTCGTCGTCCATGCCTAGGTCAGCCATCATGTCGTCAGTTGGGTCGCCGCCCATGTCGTCGTCTGCTTCTACTTCAAAAGTATCTAAGCTAAAGTTTTCGTCTAGGTCTTCGTCTGACTCATCAACTTCTTCGTCATCTGCTTCGTCTAGGTCTTCATCAGACTCATCTACTGCTTCGTCATCAGCTTCATCAACTTCAGCTTCGTCTTCTAGTAGTGACTCATAGATATCACGTGATTTTTCAACTACAATCTCGTGGAATAATTCTTCTGCTGCTGCCTTGTCTTCGTTAACAAGTAGCTCTAGCATCTTTTCAAATTTATTTTGATTTGACATTTTTAACTCCTATAAATATTTAGTACGCACAGGCAATATTACCTGTACGGGGCTGTCATAATGTATTTACTATCTATACAGAAAAGTATGTAGAAATAGGCCCAAAACGAGCCGTTTAGGAAATATTGAAGGATTTTTTAAATTCTTCAACTGTAATATGGTCTAAATTGTTAATTTTAGAAAATTCTTTTGGTATAAATGCATCTTCTTGCACTACTCTTATATATCTCTTTTCAGAAAATTTTTGACAAGTAATGCAAGTTTGTTTAAGCCAGTTTCCGTGATATGTTGCACGCTCGTGACTTTTTTTATAATTAGCAGTATCTGCATAAACATTGTTTATTTTATCGTCTATGCCTTGGTAGTCAAACCCAATTATATATATGTCCTGCGTAGTATGAGTACTAGCTAACCATAATGCAGTTGGTCCACTACTCCATCCTTTACTAGGATTAAAATAATTAAATCCATTCATTTGATGGTAAGCGCGATTAGGATTAGTCCATACTGTGTGATCATGCTGATAACCTGCTTTATTAATCTCTATAATCATTTTAGTATCAACTGCAACTAAGAAGTTAGGTTCAAATTCTCTATACAGTGCATTGCATCCGTATATAGTTCCTTTAGTTTTTAGTTGTTCTAAGTTGATTGATTTACGACTAGTGCCATTGCCTAGCACAAAAGCTGTTGTTGTCAATAGTTATACTCCGCCTGCCTCTGCGTTTGCTGCTAGACCATACATTTGTTTAATGAAGTGTTGTTCTTCACGTGTTTCTTCTGCATGTAGCTCAGATGCTTTGCGGATACGATTGATTTGACTAAGAGTTAATCGTGTTTTGCGTGTATCTTTTTTATCCATGGTAGATTCGTCATAGTCTTCTTCGTAGCGTTTATCGTCTACAAATTCAACAGTTTCACGGTCGTGATAAAATAGCTCTCTTAGTATCATATTGTATTTATATCGTTTGCTCAGTTCCTGCTGCCGGAGCACCAAGTTCTTGCCCTGTCACAGTTTCTGGTCCTGTTGTATCTCCGCCCGGAACTCCGGTAGCGTCGTCTGGTGCTTCGTCTTCTATTCCGCCTAAATCAGCACCAATGCCTGCACTACTAATTCCTGCATCACGCATCTCTGAACTTGCATCACCTGGAATTGGTTCTAAGTTTTCTTCATTCTCTTCTCGCCATAAACGCTCGTTCTCTGCAAGCTCTTCTTCACTCAACCCTAAGAAGCGTTGCATTGCAAATCTATTTGAAATATAAGGTATTGCACTCATCTGTGTATATGTTGGCACACGGGCATTATCAATCTCAGCTTGTCTATAACTTGCAAAGTTTTGTGGTGGTTGAAATTTAAGATCAAACATTGCAGTATCAATGTTTACACCCTTTTCAAGCAAGTAACGTTTAAACTCTGTATCAAATTCTTCAACAATTAAGTTTTGTAGTCTTTCACAATAAGTGTTAAATCTTAGTTCTTGTATGTAGGCTGTGCCGACTCGTCCATCATTGTATTGTGAAGCTGAATCATCTGCCCCAGTTGGTAAGTAAGAACTTGGAATACGGAGACCGCGTACCAGCTTGTTAGTAAAATATCTAAGGTCGTCGATCTCGCCTAGGTTTGTGCCGCCCGGAAGTGTTTCAACTTTTGATCCTCTGCCTTCTGCTGTCTGTGGGAAGAAATAGTCTTCGTTGATTGACAACGGATTGTAGCTACTGTCTATGACATTCTGCCCGCCGCCTGTCGAAGAAGGAATTCTTCTTTGATGAATCTCTGTTTTAACTCTTTCAACAAACTGCATTGCCAAGTGGCTTGGCATATTACCTACGTCAACATAAAACACTCTACGTTCTGGCGCACGTTGTACACGATAGATGATAATAGCATCTTCGAGTAATTCTTTTTGTTTGTATACTTTAAAAATAGTTTCTAGTAAACTATTACCAAACGGATAGTTGTTATCCAAGCCTTCACTTAAACTTAAATGTACAACATGTTCCGAATCAACAGTAAATTCACTATCATCAGTAGTAAAGCGTGATCCGCTCATGCCGCCTGTTGGGCCTGCCATGCCTTTGGCGCCGCCTGCAGAACTAGATGACTGGTATTGTCCGCCGCCTGCTGGGCTCATGTTACCATTGTTTACATATGGTGTTGTTGCAATGCCGTCTTTAAAATTAAAGTTTACATTTTTAATAACATACTGCTCAGGAGTTTTACCTTCGCTTTCATTTACAATAATACGTGTTACATTTGCAGGATCAACGTGAAACCATTTTTTAGTTTCTGGATCTCTTAGAAAGAATTGATCTCCCATTTTAAATACATTACGTAGTATTCTAAATATCTTTGTTTCAAATTGCTGTAGTTTTGCCCATTGTTGTAAGTACTGTCCAATAATAGTAATTTCTGAGTTAGTTGCTTTTTTGCCACGATAGTCTACTAAGAATGGAGTATTGTTTTGTGCGTTCTTTTGTGTGCAGAACTCTGCAAGAATATCAAGTGCAGCATTAACTTCACTGTCTTGATCCATAGTATTATATTGACCGTAGCGTTCAACTCTGTTTGGCGAACCTACGTATACATCAGGCAAGTAACTCGAGTAGTTAGAACGTGCTGGTCCAGCCATGTTGCCGTTGCCGCGACTTGTAAACGGACTATAACTTCCGTTTTGGTTATCGCCTGTTGGCACTGGGGTAAAGTATTTTTTCCAACTCATTTTTTATTCCTCATTAGTTACTAACGCCGCCGGCTGCAATATTACTTGACGATATATTTCTAGTGTTATTGGCGACTTTTTCTTCAAAGCCTCTAATTTCTGTTAAAATCAATTCTACACGTTGCATAGTACTATTTAACTGATCACTACCTGCTCCGCCGCCGCTTCCGATACTATCCATTTTGCCAAGAACATCGCCTGCGTTAGTTCCAGATCCAAGGCTATATCCGTTGTTGTCTTTAGATAATTCGTTGTTTAATTCTCCAAGAACTTCTACTAATCTCTCCATTGCATTAGTATAACTTACAATTCCAGTTGTGTCAAGTTTTTCTACAGAAAAAGTGTTTAACGAAGTTGACATAGCATTAATTGCAGCAGCATTAGCACTTACGCCTTCTGCATTTATATTAGCATCGCCAAATGCTTTAACAGAATCCCATGGCATTACTTCGTCGCCTGCGAACCAGCCTGCAATTGCGCCAAAAACTCCGCCGGTGCGTGTTACATCAATTTCTGGCATATTATCCATTGCGTTACTAAATGCAACTATTGCGCTTGAATTCTTAGTAATATTTTCTGTATTAAATGCATATGCCTGAAATGCTAATAAATCATCAAAAGGCCCTTTTCCTCCGGTGAATAAATTAGCAATTGCTCCACCTACTGCACCGACAGCAGCACCTATACCACTTACTGCATCTGAACCGCCCAGTAAAGCCATAGCTTTACTGTATGCTACTACAGCTTCTGAATTAGATTTAATTTTTGCAGTGTCAAACGTGTATGCTTGAAACAATGTTATTTTATCTAACGGGCTATCGGCACCAAATAATCCTGCAATTGTTCCGCCAAAAGCACCTACTGCGCTTCCTATGCCAGATATTCCGTCTGCGGCTCCCATTGCAGCCATAGCTTTACTATATGCTACCATTGCATTGGCATTACTTGTAACTTTTGCTTCATCAATTGTATACTTTTGGAATTCCATTAGCTGATCCATTGGATTTGCTTTTTCGTTACCAAATAGTGCGCCAATGCCGTCTGCTATTCCGCCTACTAAATTTCCTATGCCAGCAACTGCTGTGCCTGCGCCAAATGCTGCCATGCCGCCGGCGACAGCAAGCATGCCCATTCCAGCAGCTTTTAATGCGCCGCCGTCTAAATCTTCAAAGGATTTCATTCCTGTTGCAAATGTCGGCAGGGCTGCACCTACCATCCATGTTGCGCCTGCTACAGCAGCACCAACCGCAAGTATAGTACCTGCTAATACAGCGGCGCCGAGTGCAACTTGTGGTTTACCAAATGCACCAATGCCTTTGGCTAGACCTGAGAGTATGCCGCCAAGACCTGATCCAATGCCTGCACCTATTTTACCAATGCCTGCTCCAATGCCGCCGCCGGGTTTGCCGCCGCCCCTTTGACGTCCGCTACTGTTGTTGCCGCCGCCAGTATCCATTCCCATTAATCCCGAAAGAGCGCTTTTGATGCCGCCGGTCATTGCTCCTAGAACTGCTTTACCTGCAAACATTAAACCTATACCAGCAACTAATGCTCCTATAACTCCTTTGTTTTCCCAGAGCTTAGTTAGTGCTAATTCAACACCTGCATAAAGACCGCCTTCAGAAAATGCATTAAACACGGCAGTAACTCCGCCTAGTGCTGTCGATAGACCAGTTAGACCAGTTTCTATTAACTCTAAAACACCTGATGAAATAAATGCCTTGTGCATTGCAGCACTTAATGCTCGTTGTTGTTCTTCAAACGCGATAACAGCATCAGCTTCTGTGCTCTTCGCGTCGGCTAGTCTCTGCTGTTGCTTTGTTACTTCATCAATATCACGTTCGCCTATTTTTGTCAACTGCATAGCTGATTCGAAGAAGTCTGCCATCGGATCGCCATTTTCTCTAAATGCTTGGATCATTCTTGCTCGTTCTTGGGCATTTGCGCCTGCAAACTGTTCTAGCGAGCCTCCTGCATTTCTCATTGCTTCTTGCAGAATTTTTGGATCAGCACCTTTGCCGATTTGTGTCATTGCATCTAGAACAGCTGGTCCAGCATCTCCTAAAACGCCTAACAACTCGCCTGCGGCTTTAGTTGGACTACCTGTAAGCATGCCTTTTAGTGCTTCGGCAGTGGCGCCGCCTACTTCATCTAACATGCCTAAACTCATTTGCAGATTGTTATATTCGTCACTGCCTTCTGCAAATTGATTTAACAGTGTACGTGCAACCGAGTCAGCAGCTTGTGCATCTAGTGCAGCTTGCGCTTCTTCTCTAGTTTTACCTGTTACTCTTGCAAGTTTATCAATCTGAGTTAGGTAATTTGCACTACCTTCTGCTAGTTCTTGTGTTGATTTACCCTGTAAAGTTCCCATGCGCTGCTGATTAGCAATATAATCTCCCATGCCTTCATTGACTTCTTCCATAGTAAAGCCCATGCGCATAAGACCAGCAAAATCGCCAGTAGCTTTCATGTTTTTATTCATTTTTGCAAAGCGAACTGCACCTTGTTCTATACTACCGCCTAATGATGCAAGAGAGTCTGCTTGATTTCTGTACAAGCTAGTCATTTGGTCTAAATTCATACCTAACTCACTAGCTTGTAGTCTGACATCGGAAAGCGAGCCACCAAACGTTGCACCTACTTGAGATAATGCTCTGTAGCTGTCTATGCTCTCGTCCATGTACTTGCCAAACGGTGCTAAAAATCCACCAACACCTGGCAACTGACTTACAAAATTCTCAACGCCTGTTTCGCCCTTCATAAAGGACTTGCCGAGCTCCCATGAGCTTTGCACTAGTGCGCCAAGTCCTGTAGCAACAGCGTTACCTAGTTGTGCTGCAAATTTGTTAGTTTCTCGAGTTGCTTCTTTAGTTGCTACTGTTTGAGATTCAGTTGCTACTGTTTGATCACCAGTTGCTTTAGCTGAAGTTGTAACTTCTTTATTATACAGTGCTTGTAGTTTTGCAGCCGCGCCTTTTGAATCGATGCCTGCTTTCTTAGCCATCGCTTCAGTTGCTTGTACTAACCGTAGTAGAGTTACCTCGCTGGCTACTCCATCACCGCCTACATTACCAATTTGTACTTCTTCTGCCACTATTCATTTTCCAAGTTATATGCGCATATAAATAAAGTAGATACATACTTATACATTGTATTTATACGGAGAACAGAATGTCAGAATTTGATCCAGCTAAGTTTAGTAGTAATATTGAACAAAACCCTTTACGCAAGTA